CTTGACAAATACAGCAGGGACTTTCTGCACGTAGCCATAGCACGTCGGGATGATAGACCCGGAAGCAGCGTCGCTACAATAGGCAAAGTCATCCTTAGAGACTAGTTCACCGACAGGCCCCTTGTTTGCACTGCCCCAATCGTGACATTGTAGAGCCAACGTCCCGGTATGAAAGTCCCTTGTACACCTGGCCAGGGACACTCCCCGCCAGAGTTCAATCCAATCTGCTTTAGCCGCCGCGTCTTCATATACGTACCAAATGATAACCCTATGCCCGCCGGCGTCTTCGGAATCAACTACATCAAAGATCTCCGTATCACTATCAGGATCCTCAATCTGGTTACTAAGTACTATCTGACTGCTTGATGGGACATGGCTTGGACCCTTCTGCAAATCCGCTTTAGGGTTTGCTATAGACAGCAAACGGGCCTCGAGCGTTTCACCCCCATAGCTACCGCCCAGAAAAGAATAGTACTTAGTCCCTGTGCCTCCGCCCCATTGCACCTCTACAACAGGCCAAGCTATATAGTCCGTTTGTGCAACCCAAGTCGCCTGATCTCCTGCCCATGTTCTGGCCATTACTCTACACCACTAGGAGCTAACTCCGGTTTGATATTGCCGTCTTTGATTTGGGAGTTGATCCCTGCGGCCAAAGCACCGGCTACTTGCTCGGCTGTCCCTATAACGCCGCCTTCCATTTGCACAGTAACCTGGACTGTACCAGGAGCAAGTCCAGGTCCTTCCTTTCTGCGTTGTGCCTTTACAAAGGCCTCGTATTCTTCAGGTTTCAAATCCATGAGTCGTTCTGCTGCGGCATGTATCCATGGCGCAGTAAAGAGTTGTAGAATGTTCTTTAACCCCCTTGTGATTACATTCTCGCCGCCTTCCCCCGCCGGCTGCGCTACACCTAACAGGTTTTCAGGTTCAATAGCTTTTGCCTTTTCAACAGCAATCTTGGTAAGCCAACCCAACAGCTTTTCTAGCTGTGTATTCAGTCCTGTAATGTCGGCAATCCACTTACCAAATTGATACCCTATTGCTACCACACCTGCTATGATAGTCCCCTTTGGCCCAAGCAATGTTGCCATTTTGATAAGTACTAAGATGAGCCCAAACGTAGCCGGATTGGCCTTGATCCATTCTCCAATCATCTTGGCAATGGGTTGCACATGTACCCATATGGCTTTAATCTTGACTATAGCATCAGCTACAAATAACTTCAGGTTGTCCCAGGCTGCCGTTGTAGCGGCCGCAATCTTGGGCCATGCATCAATGAGCTTCTGAATACCTTCTGTCCTGAACTTATCAAATGCATCAAGCGCTCCTGTAATGTAACCCTTGATTGCGTCCCTATGCGTAGCATACCAGGCCTTGATACTATCAGCCCAACCCTTTGCATCGTCTTGCCAAGCAACAAACCTGTTGCGCAGTATATCCGTTAGGTCTAGTAATGTAGGTCTAAGGCCTTTGGCAATTTCTTCCATCACGTTTCTAAAGGACGCACTCAGAGCCCCTATACGATCCGTTGCCGTCATTTGTGCCCAAGCCATCTCATTTGTTACGGCGGATCCTTTGCTCATAGCATCCCCAAGACCCGTAACATTCTTGCCGTACCTGTTTCGCATTACAGTAAGCAACTCTGTAATGCTTCGCAACCTTCCGTCCTGAGTCAGTAAAGACTCGCCGAACTTGGTAAGCCCTGCTGCCTGATCACGCAATGCCTTTATCTCAGCATCGATTTCCTTCTGCCTACCCTTAGAGGCCTTCTTGCGTTCCTTAGTTAGCTTCTCTTCTTCTTTGCCAAGCTTATCTATCATCTTTGCCGTTTGTTTAACGGCCTTGCCTGCCCCAATAACAAATGACTTGAGTGCCGTGCCGGCTTCAGAACCGGACATGGTCTTTTGTAGCATCCCCAGTACGGCAAACTGCTCTGCCATCTCCATCCCGGCCTGAGTAGCAGTTGCCCCTAATGTACTGATAGCCTGCTGCATTTCGGGACCAGTTGTCCGAAACATCTTGACGGCCTGAGATATCCCGCCTGAAAGCATGTCCGCAAAGTCCATATCAGACATGCTTTTAAACTGGTCTTTATAGATTCCATAAGCCACCGCAAAAAGATTTGTCATCTCCCCAACGGCGGCCTTTGTTGCCTTTGCTGTCAATGCTGCAACCTTAGTGAACCCACCAACGGCAGCATCACTCAGGTTAGACAATGCGCTTTTGATATCATAACTTGCCGATATAAAATCAGCCTTTGTACCTCCAAAGGTATTAGTGAAATCCTTTGCAGCATCTTCGAGTGCCCCAAGATCCTTGATACCGAGTGAAGCCAACTCGCCCAAAGCCTTCTGGGTATCTTCGCCAACACGAGCAACCTTAACCAATCCATATGCGGCAGCAGCTCCGGCAGCAACAATACCGGCACCCCACTTGGCAGCAGACTTGACCATACTACCAAGTCCATTAGCGATAACCCCTAATCTGGCCGCGCCTTGTTTTCCAAACTTAGCTAATGCTCCGGCACCCTTCTTGAGACCCCCGACAAATCGCCCAATCTTGGCGACTAATTCAACTTCTACTCGTTTGTCTCTAGGCATTAGTTGAACACCATTTCAGAAGTCCGGATCTTCAACGATACCCTGGCCAGATTGCCACTTATCGGTTCTATAGTGGGGGACTCAATCAAACGTGCCGAGCTATGCGCAGTACCACGTATATCAGTCCAAGTGAAACTATATAGGCTATGCTTAATAGTATCCTGCATAAACGCCTCGAGTGCAACGATATCGGTATTGCCAGCATTGTCACGCTCCATAACAACGGCAAACGCAGTTTCAAACCACTCCGTGTTACGATCTGCAACACGTAACGCACCGCCCCATGTTGTTTGTACAGACTGGCCACGCCTCGGGGTGCAAGTATACCCAGGTGCTTCCGGGAATGGAATAGTTAACGTCGTGGCACCCTTAACTAGAGTCTGCGTTACGTTATAACTCACCTTGCAACGCCTTTCGTTTTCGGCGGTTCTCTGACCACGCCGCAATACGGGCTCTGCTACGTGCTATCTGTGCACGCATATGCTCGGCCAAGCGCCTACCGTAGCGTTCTTCCAGGCTACGAGGCCTAACCTGCCACAATGTCCCTGACAGCACAGCGTTGAGCCCTTCCTGGCCGCCCAGTGCTGCGGCCGCAATCCGAACCGCCAATAGACAGGCCTGCTGCCTACCGGCTTTGATTACCCCTAGCAGGTCATCTAAGGGCATACGCCAGACAACCGCAGGTATTTGACTCAATATCACAGCACCGTTGTATACCCATTCATCTAGTATTGATAGGTAGTCTACTCTGTGCCTGACACCTGATTCGCTTTCGCTTTCAGAGTCAGGCCCAAGACGTTTTTTATGTTCTCAACAAACTTCCCTAGCACGCCGGTAGATTGTGCCTCTTGCAATACTTCGAGGGCAAAGTCCCAAGGTATCTTGGATCTGACATCGGCCAAGTCAAGACACTGTGTCTCGTCATCAAAGCCGACGCGGTGTTCGCCTTTCTTTGAATTACACTCGTTGATATCTTCTAACGGCACACAAAGAGCGCAGACTAGGGCAGGCCCAAGGTCTGCCATAATAGGGCCAAAAACTGACAGCCGTTGACCTAACCAAGCAAGAGCAGCCTTGCCGGCGGCCTCGTCCCCTTGCGCCTCTGCTACAACTTCCCAACCTTCTAGTTTGTCTACTATATGGCCGAAGTCAATAGCCATCAGTACAAGACGGACGCCATAGCAGTTAGGCCGCCGGACATTGAATGTTCCTATACCTTCCAACTCCAGCATGATAATACGCTCCTCTAAAGTACAGATTACGAACGAGCGGGAAGGGTCAATCTACCGTGCAAATCGCCATCGGCCTTGTCTGCATCGGCCAGACTGGCGAATGTGATAACAAACGCAGAACCTTCTTTGCCCATAATCTTTTGAATATCACCGTCAACGTATGCCTTCCAAATCACAAGCTTGGTAGTCTCAACAGCACGAAGATTATAAGGACGGATTGTAAGCTGTTGCGCACTAGACCTGAGCGAAGTCCCTGCAATGTTACCAAACCCAATGGCGGTAGCGGTATGGTCATAACCATCTGGGTTAAGCAACGTAAAGAGATCAACCGACTCCTCAGGCACCGTAAGTGCAACACGAATTTCACCACTACTTACATAAGCCTCGTAAGCACCAACGACGGGGTGGGCAACCTTAATCACTTCAGTACTGAATGTGATGTCGGCACTCTCGCACGGAATCTCTAGAGATCCAAGGGTAACCTCAACAGGGTTATCCTTCATCCGAGCAACAGCAGCAGCTAGACTTGCGTCCAGAGCCATAACACTACTCCTCTCAATTAAGCGGGCGTCGGACAGATTTTGGCCGCTATAGATAGCGTCCGGATTTCCACGACCTGAGATCTGGCAAGGTGTCTGGGATCGAGACTGAAATCCCAATCGCCTACCATGTCAAGAGATAGGACCGTAACGTCAGAGTCACTCAACGTTTGTTCTGCAAATGAATCGCCTTCAATCAATGTCTCAAGTGCACCCTGAATATCATCCCCGTCATTAGGATTCCGCGCATGTATCTCCAAGTCTATTGCCAGAATATAGGGAGTCCGTGGAGTTAATGGCCCTTCAGGTGTCATGCCTGTTACCATATAGGCCATACAAGGATACTGCGCGGTTTCTGCCGGCAATGCATAGAAGACACTTGACGCACCGTTACCAAGCAGATCCGTCAAGGTGCTATCACCCGTAATCACTGCTAGAAAGTTCGTCCTGAATGCCGTTCTGAAATCCGCCATGTTATGATGTTACCTTTCTTAGCAGCCTATCATAGACCTTTACTAGTTGATCCCTTGCCATAGGTAGCTGACTTCTAATAAACGGCATTTGTCCGCGAGGATTTGTTTTCCCTGGAATGCGCCACTTCCACTTTTTGATTGCAGGGCTGCCGGGTGTCCACCGCAAAACCTTACCGCCCGCAATGTCTTGAGTTCCAAACTCAATATAGGAAGCATACGGTACATAGTTATAGACCATACCAACAATAACGCCTCGTTTGGCAATAACCTTGCCCTTGGTACCGGCTCTAAGTTGCCCTCGTCCTGTACCTGTTCCACCACGAGGCCCCTTATTGTAGAACGGCGGGTACAGGGTTTCACCCCATCTCCGGACGCCAGGCTCGCCTTTACGGCGCGTCGCCCTAATTGGAGCATACTTAGCAGCCCTTCCAGCCCATTGCATGGTAACACGGCCCATAGCCTTCTGAGTTTCTTGCGGAAAGTATCTGGCACAAAAGCGTAGATTGGCCTGCAACCGGTCAACATCAATCACCCTGACTTGCAGAATCTTTGCAACAGCACTAGGGCTAAGAGCCACTGGATTTCCAATCTCTACATACAGCTTGTTGATACCGGCCTAGAATGTCTGACTCTACTATCTCTATTGCAAGGTAAGGGACAAACTCTTTTGCGTTCTTGCTAGGTCCACAAATAACCGCCCGCTTAGCGTATACGCAGACCCCCCGATGCGTACACTTATCTTCTGTGCAATCAAACCATGGGAGAGCCCAAGTATGCGCATGTTCCGGCATTAGTGAGGAGCCCCTAAGGCCTGAAGGTAGCAAACACGAAACCTATTGCCATCAATGTTGTCCTGTTGCACCACGTGCACCAGGTATTCTATATCACCGACTTTGACCATGTCCCGTTGCTGTGTCCCAATGCGTGGCCGGATATCCTCGTCCGGCTTGACAAACAACACCCCGTTATATTCCACTATCTGGCCGGCGTGGTCTACCATACTAGATGGGGTCTTTAGTATCAACTTCCCCTTGCACGTATGTTGGTCCGCAAAGGACTCCTCTACGAAACCCCCATCAAGGGTCGTATTAGTGCTGCGCCTTACAGTTACGGAGTCAGTAAATCTGCGCGTGTCCATGACGTCTTAATGATAGATATATACAGAGTCAGGATTGGCGGCATATCTTTTAAGCACTTGCTTTGCAGCAGTGCTCAATTCCATATCTTCCAAATATGTCACGTCCCAATGCTCGACGTTTTGGGACCTGACAACGTCATCCCCCTTTTGGGATCGCTTCATCTGGCTATAGGCCAGAGCGCATTCCTTTAGGCATACAAGCTTAATATCACTCGGCATGCTGTCTGCCGTATATCCTACTGTACCAGTCACTTTGATACAATAGGGATAATGCGTCCATACCGTAGCCAATGCGAGCAATGTACTAGGTTCCTCGCTACGCCAGACATAATCAGTCCCGTGCGTTTTTGCTGTTGCCGATGCCCATGTCCGGCCGGTATCAACATTGACTTCAGAAGGCGTTGAAGCTAGAGGCTCGGGAAGCCATATCTTGTCCAGGTTAGACCCGTCAAGATACCAAGTGCGTGCCGTTGCTTCAAATGGTCTTTCTGCATAAGCTACCACGCGTTCTTCAACGGCAGCCCTAATCAGAGCTACCATTTCGTCCTCGTCTTCAGCCCCAATATAATGGACAACCTGTCTGTCTGTAACTATACTCATGATGCATACCCGGCTTCTTCACAACGGAACATGATTGACGTTTCGTACTGATTAGTCCCAATCGTATAGACCAACTGCAATTCGTACTCAGTATTTGCCGTCAACGCCTGAACGTATGGCGTTGTTATAACGCTCGTAGTAGCACTGAAACTCCCGGCCAAACACGTACTTGTAACATCAGTGCCGTCCGAAGTAAAGACCTTAGAACTTACCTCCGCAGGCGTAGCACCCCCGCTATTGCGTTTTGTGATATTAAGCTGCCAAGCCCGCTTTTCATTTGCGGTCAGCGGGTTTTTGATTACTATACGATCTGCCATAGTACTAGCTCAATGTAATAGTAATAGCGACGTTGATCGTATCACCATTGACAACTGCCCTATCGCCTTCCGAAAAGAGGCCGGCACTAAAGAGCGTTCCACTAGTGCCTGACTCGGCATTACAAAGCATGCCGCCCTTCATGGTCTCTGTAGCGTTAATGGAAAACGCCGCCTTGTTTGCAGAGTTAGTGATTGCACCACCAGAAGCCGCGGCTTCAACAAACTCTTTTCTATTGCCTGAATACTCGTCCCCTTCTTCCCATCCGGCATGAGAAGCCAACGTGTCATTGGCACTAATCGAACTATAGTTATCATCCCTAATCAAACCAACGTACCAGGTAGCAGATTGAGCCGACGCATGAAACTCTGTATCCAGCATATGATTCATGCCGGCAGTCATTACAGTATTCTGGATAGTATCATCCCAGATTTTGCGGGATACCGGATTCGGGCCTTCCCATCCGCAAACACATTTCCACCCTAGCGGGAATTCCAACCCTTCAACTCTTACTGGATTGACAACCTCGTCACAACACGGGCAGTAATGCCGGATGCATTCAATGTGATATGTACCCTTGGCCTTGATGTTTTCCAGCATCATACTACTCCAACGTAAATGTCTCGTCTGACAGTATTAGGCTGATCTGGGCAGCATCTAACGTATGTAGAATGTCTGCGCCGCTAAGTTGAATAACCTCGTACGTAATGACTTGGTCCGCTACAACGCCACTTATAGTACAAGTTACCGTGACAGTTTCAAGCACGGCCAGGTCTATCTCAACTAGGGACGCCACAGCATCCGTAACCCCGAGCGCCTCGTCAACTGATAGCGTCATATCCCCAACACCTGCCACAGTATCAGCAAGGGCTGCGGCCTCTGCTACGGTACCAACAAACTGGGCAGAAGCCGTTACAGCGTCCCCGATAGAAGGCGTGAAGGATAGCGTTACGGTCCAATCAACTAAGCCACTTACGGCATCTTGAATACTAGCAGATTCCGCAACAGAGCCAACAGCAGACAATGCTCCGGATACTGTATCCGCAACACCGGCGGCCTCTGCTATTGTAACATCATAAGACGTGCCGGACGGCACGGAAACGATTAACCCACTACTAGGCCGCAACATACCCAAAGGATCCGAATAGTGAGCCGCAACCTCGGCTGTTGAGAGCGCACGGTCGTATACAGCTAACCGCGCTATTGCTCCATCTAGGTAGTACCCGGTCCAGCATCCGATACGCAATTCGTCCGTGCCCTGAGACCACGACTGAGCCCCCCCATTCATGGATTGCGGTTCGCCATCAAAGTATATTTGGCACCCGTGGCTATCATTGACAACCGCCAACTCTAACCAAGTACTAACAGCCGGGCCGACACAGTACGTGTCAGACCCGTCCCAGAGCGAGATGCGATCTCCGCCACCCCCGATCCAGTAATAAATAAGCCACGTATTACCCGGCGCGGCAAATTCCCCAACAATCGCTCGCGATTTGCTCAAATCATCAAAGCGTATAGTCGTGATAACGCTCATTGCTGATCCGAGGTGCAATCCCGGTATTGCTATATAATCGTCTGTCCCATCAAAATCAAGCGTATGGCCCTGTGAACATACAACCCAATCTGTAGCAATGTCCATTCCTGTCAGCGCACCGTCACGGCTGTACCCGCTTAGATCGTGCAGGACATCCCCTTGTACACCGACGACAGGTGCCCAGAGCCCACGTAACCCCCGCCAAAGCTCTGGGGCTTCGCTCACACGGCCGCCCGAATGCATGCACGCTAGAGCCTCAACAAACGTAGGATTGGGTATCGCCCCAATCACTATTGAATCTCCTCATTATAGGGGAATATCTTAAGGTGGTGAGTGTCTACCGCTGTAAGGTCCTGGCCGCAGTTATTCTTAATGCAAGCCCTGAATGCATAGGGTTGCAACGGTACCTTGAGCAATTGAATCCTCTGGTCTGCGTCATTTGCTGTTACAACAAAGAGCCCTTGCAACGTATTAGATCCCGGCTTGCTGTCTGAGTCGGCATCCCCATCATAACCGTCTGCGTAGTTTGTCCCATCTAGTTTATAGAAGAAATGCAACTCAAATGTGCCGTTAGCGTCCGGGGCAGCATCAAAGTCATCAAGGAATAGCTCAAAATCAGCCCAACGATACATATTGGTTGCATTGTCGTAATCAGCCCCGTCAACGGCAAACGAACCATTTGCCAGATTGTTTAGTTCTGTACTAAGTAGGGTAGCAGAACTTTCGGGTTGATTAAGTACTTTGTTTGCCATGGCTTACTCTCCGGCGAGGAGATTGATTGCACTATCAACGGCCGCCTGTAATGTAACATCATCTGCGCCAATAATCTGAGCAACCGTATAGTCTTTATTCTGTGCAATCGCAATCCTTAGGCAAGCATCCGCGGCCGATTTTGGGCTAGCGATAGCACTTGCCGCCCATATCATACGGTTGGCGTGATTCTCTGTTGCTGGGTTTTCCTGCCTGATTGTATCAACCGCGACCATAACAGCAACCTGTATACGATTGCGCAACTCATTGTTATCAACAATCGTTCTCAACTCGAGGTATGTTGCCATAATGAGGCCTTTCTACTTATTAAACACATACAATGCCAACACGGTAGCACCAAATGTACAAACTGCCGTAACGATTGGGACCGCAATTAGCATAACGGTCAACGCCGCCTTATGTCCGTTTAGGTGATCTAGGATCATTTGTCTCATCTCCGCCCGATCCTTTATACAATTGGGATAATCGGAATGGGCCACGTTGTGATTGGGTTGCTGCGCCACATCATTACTCCTTATACTGCCTCACAGTCGGAGTTTTGGCGTGGCTTCCACGTCTCTCCCGATTTCTTAGCAATACCAATACAATCCTTCTTCTGTACAAAACAACGAAGCATATCTAAACCTGCTACCTCGTTTAGAAGATAGTTCATCCCATCAGGCATGATAAGCCAGTAATGCGGACCGCAATGTATGTCGCCTGTCCATGGCGCAATCACACAGGCCAGTCCGCCAATCTTCAATATGCGGCCAAGTTCTTTAACCCACAACTCAGGCCTTTGTACGTGCTCTAGTGTCTGGCCACTAACCACGACATCAAAGGCACCGTCTGAAAAAGGCCATTGATAATCCAGTGGCAGCACGACATCTACATTAGGGCCTTCCCTGATATCACAACCGGTATAGATCCACGATGCCCGGTCAATGTCTGCAAGCGCTACACACAAAGCACTATAGATACCAGGCTCCGGATTCTTGGGGTCCCTATGTACAGCGTCGGCCGGTTCAGGTTCGCCCGTAAACAATGCCCTATATGTGCCGTTGACATCATAGCTGCCAATGTCCAGTATGTGCAGGGATTGCTTGCCCCGTAAGTATGCACAGACGAACTCACCCATTCGATTGTATGTCGTGTTATGCATCTTCTATGCAGACTTTACAGGTTCCGGAGGGGCGTAGTAAGTAACATACAACTTGTCTCTAACCGCAACAGGCTTGTCAGTAAAGATTGCGCCTGTTTCGATTAGGTTCTGGATCGCCTGCCTAACATCAGTAACCGGGGCGCCTGGTACGCAATTGTGCAAGTCAACGCTAGTCTGCGGAGGGCCGTCAGGATACCGGTTGCATTCTAGCAGGTGTGCCTTGATCTTGTCCATAAGGACCTGGATCTTTTGAGGGGTATCACCCGCACCGTCAACCTTGCTAACCTTCGGTTCACTTGCCATTCTTCACGCTCCTCTCGTTTAGATAATGAATACCACAATTCCGCCTGATTAGCTTAGGCCAATCATACTTGCCATTGCGAAACAATCCTCGACTCTTTACACCAACATAGATATCCCAAACCGCCCCCATGTCCAGCATTGTAACAGACTGCCCAATGATGGGAAACAGGTTATACATTAGGATATTTGTTGGCATGCCGGCCGAGAAACTCACCACTTCTATCTTGTGTGTTTTGACCATGCGCAAAACGGTTGCCTGGATTTCATCTAGGCTTTTATAGCAATTGCGCTCCGGGACCTCTACAAACGCGGTCGGGGTAAAGGCATAATGCGGGAAACGCTCTATTCGCAAATGCCGAGGCCCAACTATCAATACCCGTCGTTTCCGCAACGCTTCAACTAACGGGAACATCTTGCCTTCGTGATTCAACGATACTAGAGCATTGCTCTCAACCCATGGTATATCAACGCCCTTTTCCTGGCACCATACTTTTGCAAGAACCCCAATATGACCATGGAGCGTCCCGTAATAGTAAGGCCTAGGCCTTGGGTTTAAAACCGTTTGGGTTAGCTCTTTACACATCTCCGGAAAGTATGCATGCCCATCAGCATTGATATTACTATGATACCCTAGAATGGCAGACCACTCTCCGTCATTGTAACGGGCGTAACTAAAGGGTTTCCCGTTACGAAGCATCTCAATCATACGGCATACAAGTGTTGGATCCGCCCTATACATTCTATCTTGACGCGTCCGCTTTGACACGCCAACCTTTTGAGTTAATGTATTGTTGTCTACTGTCCACAGGTGCTTAACTTCAGGCCAATGGCCTTCTCTTATCAAACCGGCTACGGTCTTAGGCCCGGCAATCCTATAGGTATCATGGAGGCCAATGAGGCCGCCGACACGTACAAATTGCCGAAACCGTTCCATGTCGCTATATACAGCAGAGGCCTCGTGGCACCCATCAATATACAGGAAGTCAAGTGATCGCCCATTGAGGAGCTTTGCCGTCTCCCTAACAGCCGTATGGCTTGGACTGTATTGACCGAAAAGAATGGCACTGGTTTTGTTAAGTACGCCAGGCATTGTCCAACACCGGCGGCCGTGCCAGTCAGTAGAGACTTCTGGCGCACATATCAAATACCTGCGCAATTCAAGCGTTAGGAACAACCTTGAGGCAACACGTGATAGAACATAATGCGTTCCACCTAAACCCCAGCCTATCTCCATGCCATGGCAAGGATCCAATTCAGCAAAAGCACTAGCAACTTTAACAAAGTCTTCCCGTTGTATCATCCAACGATCATGCCGTTGTTCTTCCCCACTCATATCACGCCCCCATTGCCAAGCCCGATTGCAAAGGGTTTGAACCTCGTGCTTATCAATCATAGGCCCACCGCCCTTCTAATACGAGACCTGGCACGATCCAAACTATAGCATTGCACCTGTGACCAGGCATGGTCACAGACGGCTTCCCTAACGCTAAGATCACTAAGCAACCATAGACACCTGTCCCTTAACGTACTTAAATGATACCAAGGGGCGTGTAACTCAGGCCAAAGACTTCTATGTGTTTGGCAATGACTTGGCCCGACAACAGGCACCCCTATGGCTGCCGCTACAACAGACCATTGACTATGCATCCGCCGACTGAAGATATGGCAACTCAAATAGGCATCAGCGGCATCCTCTAGAAAGAATGGCCAATCAACGGGCCTTTCCCATTTGCACCCGGTCCATCCAAGACCCCTGAAGTGTTCCTCAATTGCCGCCGGTTCATCATGCCTGCAATATAGGGTTGCCTTAAGGTTAGGGTAATGCTCTAACAATGACTGGAATAGACCAACGTTAACGGCTGTCTTACGGTTGTCATCAGACCAGATGTTAGCATGAAAACTCAACAGCATTTTATCCGGATTTGGTTTGGCCCTATAACTGCGGACATGCTCAAGGTCAATTGCACAAGGGCAATGAAACGCCTTGGTGTCAGGAAACATAACCTCGTAGAACGAAACCTCGTCCATATTGTAAACAGCAATAGCGTCCGTAGCAGCAATGGCTTGCCAATGCGCCTTGTAATATTTGGGCTCTATCTTGTCCCAAAACATATCAAGAACGCCCGTAAAGCATATGATCTTGGCCTTGGGATTTTGTTCCCTGGCCACAATGGCAGCCTGAGGAGCGTGTCCGTTCCGGTCCCACTCCCACCAAATCAAGTCATGCCCCTTGAGTATATCAGGGGCAACTAGGCCTTCTGCCAGATCATGCCAAGAAACTTGAAACGCCTCACCAAATAGAGTGCACAAACCAGGATAACCACCTAATGAGCGCTCTGCGGTAATCACACGAGAGCCTCTAGCCCGAGCCAACATAGCTACTTTCATTACTTGCGCTCCTGACTAACAAAGTCTAACAACGTCTTTCGTGCCTGCTCATTAAACCGAGCAACCTTTGCTGCCATATCAGACCTTACCCGCATCCCTAAGGATTGCCGTCTTTGGGCATTCAACTCAAGCGAGGTCAATCTCTCCGCTATGTCCTTTGGGTCACACGGGTTGATATGCAACTGTGTCCGGAGGTCATCATCTAGATAGTCACATATCGGTACCAGTGGGCTCGCAATAACGGGCAAACCTGACATCCCTGCATAAAACGAAACATAGCCAAAGGTTTCCCCCAGATTTGTACTGACGTGTGCGTGACATTGTTGGAGCAGTTTGACAACATCGTGCTCGGTGCCAAGTTGCGCATATTGTACATTGAGGCCCAACACTTTTGCATAATCCCGAAAGAACGGGTCTTTTAGCATGTAGTCACTTGCTGCCACAGTTACCCCAGCTAACTTAGCGGCCTCGAGCAATACGTACGGGTTTTTCCTGCCGCAGACGGGTCCCAATACGGCAATTGTAAACGTAGAACGCTTTGGCGTTGACGCCCAAGGATCTGGCATCAATCCAACGTCAACGCAATCTGGTAGCCAACGGACCTTGATTGGAAGCGTCGCATCCCACAATTCCGCCGTAGGCTTATGACTCGCCATTAGGCTTATGTTTGCATTGCCTTTGCATGTTTGTACAAACTCAAGAAATTGATGCATCTCATGCGGCGTCAAAGCCATCTGTGTACTATGGCTCCTCCAATTGAACGCCACTGGACATTTGAGTTGTGCTGCCAATTCTCTGTATTTGTTTAGAAACCCACCGCACAATATGACAGCCCTAAATGTCCGGAAGTCTTCTTCCGTAGCATTGTCATACGAAAACAACTTGACCCCTGTAATGCCAGCCAAATGCCTGACTCCAGTAGTTACACCAATTGCTCCTGCCGGATAGACTACCGCGATATCGTGCCCAACTGTTAGGTCTTTTGCCATAGCCGGCAATATATCAACCTCGTGATTGCAAAACGATACATCCGGCTTTGGAGTCAATGTTAGGCATTCCCGTAAAGCTGTTTCCCATGTAGTATGGTCTGCATCCCTATCTATCACCCTACCGTCTTGTTCCTTTGTAACAAACGACGGTAGATTGCCGGCATTGGTAACGAGCAACGGTATACCGCAGGCCCTCGCTTCTGCTGCGGCACGGCAGAACGTTTCCGCTGTTTTGGTGCCAATGATAACAACCTTGGTTTTTCCATACTCAGTACGCATGTCCGTTGTACTAGGTCCAATTTCCACGTTAGGCAAATCGGCTTCAATACATTTCTCCTTCTCTTTATCGTGGCAAGCCAATACCCTAAACGCTTCTTCTGGAAATTTGGCAGCAAGTGATAGAAATGCATCAAGACCTTTGCCATTCTGGCCTGACGGAAGCAGTATATACTTTGGGTCTCGTTCTTTGGGCACAACCTCAGAACTCTTTACAACAGGCCATTCTGTAATGGCCCGGTCATCCCTTAGAAGCCAGTTGATCCTATCACGTACAAAGTCACTATTAGCAATAATCCCGTTAGCTTTCCAAAGCCCTGAAGTTCCTTTGTTGTCCCTGAACTCATCAAGACCCTGCAAGTCATGCAAACTATCCCAAACACCATGTTGCCAGCAATCAATAATGCCACGCCAGAATTGACACCGCACAATAACCGGGATATGCAACTCCCTGCAAGTGTCAACTATACCCTCGTAAGTATCTTGCTTCTTTGGGTTCCATTTCCAAAGAGCGTCCGTCCCCTGAAAGCCATCCCTGCATATTACTAAATCAGGCTTCATCTGCCTAATGCGCTCGCCAATATGCTCTAGGTCAACCCTTTGCGCATACTTCTTGGCATCCCCTATAACCGCATTTGTTGCCAGAACTTGAACGTCAAAGCCCGCCTTTTGCAATGCTGGCACCCAATACGAACTGCTGATTTCTCCACCACCGCTTTCCCTAACCCTGCCCCATTTGCTATGGCAAATCAATACTAACGGCCGTGGTCTATTGTCTTGCACATGAGACTTTGCCGGTGTGCTAGTACTTGATATGATAGGCTTTGCAACAGAACGCCCACTACTCATAATAAGAACTTCGGCCGGTGCTCGCCATCCGCCGTCCGAGATTGCTTGTGCACTATCTATGATATTCTGTACCTGTTGCTTGCGTCCATTGCCTGAAATGCCATTATGATCAACAATGACGTCGTTGATTACAATTGGCAAATGCCGAATGCCTCTGGCATTCAGTACAGCTTCCATCCGCATATACAATACAGCGTCCCCGCCAGGGCTTATGTTTACTGGCCATTCACCGGCAGCGAGGTAAAGCCACTTCCGATAAGCTAGAAACCCGGCTGCCTCGCATCTCCGCTGGAATACCCACGCTTCATAGTCGCCCCTATTGCCTCGCCTATCATCCCGAACGGCGCCCTTGGGATCAGTCCAGACACAATCCCCATACACCATATGTGTAGCGTTCTGGGCGAATGCATCCCTGATTTGCGGAAATACCCCGTCTCTAATCAAATCGTGATCGTCAATCTCGCATATCACCCCGTCGTCCGGTACTAGTGCGTTCCCTATCCGCCTAGCAATATTGACACCAACACGTTCCGCCAAATAAACACATGAAACCCTAGCATTCTTTGATACAGTTGTACTTGGGTCTCCGTCCACGACAACGATAATGCGCTCTTTACCGTGCGTCTGCGCAAGCAATCGCTTTACCTGCTCGTGCAATTGAGCAGGTCTACACCTGGTAGCAATAACGGGAAACAATCTGATACCGGCCATAGTGTTATATCCCAACTCTCCATTTGAGTAACACCACGCGCTCCGTATCAGGTACGTTCACAGATACCTTGTCATCCATGTCCGTACCTGACGCCGGGATTGCAGAACCGACCCTTACAAGTCTGGTCGCAATACGCTCCTCGAGATCGTAAACTTGGCCACTCCTAAGCGTTAGATTTTGCCCGCTAACGCCATCATCTCTAATCATACGGATCTTCATTGGTTATCCTGTACAATGCGGCAGGGGGAAGGCCACGACACCTCAAACCTCCCCCCTGCCAGCTCCGGGTCAAAAACTCTCCTAGTACGTAATAGTGTCCATCAACCGGAATGCAGTAGTCTGGACAGGCTGTCCGTCCCAACGCTCCCAGAACACAAACCGCATACCCTTGCTAAGGGCATCCAACTGCGTCAAGAGCTGCATCATGGGATTGAAGTAAATCCAGTACTGATCAAACGCACCAATGCAACCGCGACCCTGAGTCACAAACTCGTTCTCCAAGACTTCTGGCAAACCCAGAATGTCTAGGTTACGATAGTTCTGGCTCAAATCAACGACCAATGCCTTGTACTCTTTAGACCTGAGTAGGGCAAGCAGGTTGGCATTAGCACCACGCCGATATCGTAGACTAACGTTGTATACACTAGTCAGAAACTTGGTTCCGTCTAGGGCAGCACTTACAGAATCACTAGTAATGCTGGCATGGAAGATGCCTGTAGGCTGTTCATAACTAGAGCCGCGGCCCTGAAGCGGAAGCTTTTCCCGTTGTTCGCTAAACTGCTCTGCCGCGGCGTCTGTAATCTCTTGCGAGATATTTGCATCCGCATCATTCAGGAGTTCAACCGAACACGGGAAATAGGCATCAAACGGCCGCATGGTCCAGGTTTTCTCAGCCCAAGTAATCGTCACTTCCGTGACGTTACTCAGTTCATCAGCAGCGCTTGTGCCAACGTTGACATCCCCAACGGTAGACCGGACCGGACGCTTAACAACCTGCCTACTCGTAGGACGCAACCGACATCTAGGCCATACCTGAGTCAGGTGTGCTGCGGCCTTAATGATTTCGATTTGATGATCGTCAGGCACAAGATAACCGCCGGAGGCATCCGTACCTTCAATAAGGCTCTGGGTCAGTTCTCCGGTAAGCCAACCCTTAACAAGTTCATCTTCTTCGGCACCTGCCGGCAGCGGCTTCTGGTGGTACCTAGCACCGAGGGCCTTGTAGTAAAGGTCCAATTGGCCACGGTTCCACCGCCCTGCACCCATTGGGACATCCTTAGGGAAGATCCCAAGCTTGGCAAGTGCGGAGGTATTGCCTTCTGCAATCGCTTGTGCCTGAGGCAAACCGCCCTTAACGACGCCTTTTGTCAGGACTTCCTCCATAACCTTCTGCATGGTTTGGGGGATCTCTGCAAGCTGCTTACCAAGGGGCACAAGCATTTGAGTCCATGCGGCCTTTTCGGCTTCGTGCTCATTGCCGTACTGCTCGACTAGCCTTTCAACTCTAGTCTTGCGGTTGGCATCAGCCTTTTCTTCCTGAACAATGTCTTCTGCATCGTCAGGGGTATAGACTTCATACTGCCCAAGGGCAATGAGTTCCTGCACCTTGGCATTGTCCACGACTTCAACAATCACGTCTTCTCCAGGCTTGCGAACCCGGATCAACTTATCTGTAGGCTTTGGCATAATACAATACTACCTTTCTGTGTTACGAGCACATCCAATTGCTGTTGCCTGCAAGTCTTCCACGGCGGACGAAACCATAGCAACCAAACCAAGAAATTGCGCTGTCCTTTCAAGCCGGCGCTTGCGGGTTTCTGCAAGGGCGGACTCTAGCAGGGCAATGTCCCGTTGATACTGTGCTTTCTCAGCGGCAGCCTTTCTAGACTCATCGGCAATAGCATGGAGTTCATTTACGTCAGTTACATCAGCAATGTCAGCAATCATACCGAGACTAGACTCCGCGACTTCTATATCTGCGGAGTCGTCATCGTCTGCGTTGTCAGTGCATACAACCCTATTGACAATGGCATGCCCCGGCAAAATGATAATGCCTTCGGATGCCATTGTTAGCAAGTCATCATTGTCATACGCCTGGTATTCAGGTGCAGGCTTGTCAAACTGTTTGTAATGCTTTGCAAGGTGTGCGTAGCCTTTCCGCAATTCCACATCGTCAACGCCCTTATATCCGCCCCTGGCACCCAACAAAACACCCATAGCAGCCCGTACACCGTTCCAAACTACTTTGCCGCCTGGCTCATGATGTGGGCCTTTGTAGCCGCTTTTGGTATCAAGGCTGTCCTTATCTTCAAATACGCTGATCTTAGCCAATTGTTCCACACTGGCAGCTGCTTTGACCTTTGGTCCATTCCAGGCGGTATCAATAGAGGCCTTTGGACTATCCCCGTGCTTAGAATAAGGTATAGCCTTCCAGTCATCAGGGTTTGCCGTTTGCAATCCAACCGGTGCAAACACAACCGGCTCCGTCGTGGCCAGGCTTAACAGTACAGCATCGGCATATTTCAGCACGTGACTATGGCCTGTGTCATCAGACTTTCTAACCCATTGATCCGCGGGAATATCTGCAACAGCACCGTCTACAGTAAAGCTTTTTACTTTCCGGATCAGGGCGTCTTCATCTGCGCCTTGCCCTACAACAGAGATTTCTAACAACCTGCCTTTCGTCACACGAAGCCCAATAAGTACATCCCGCTTTGTTTTTTCTCCGTTGTCATCCGTGACTTCCCTCGTTTCATATACAGGCTCAGATTCCTGAACAAAAAACCCAATTGAAATACCCTTTACCAAACCCCGCTCAATATCAAGCCTGATAGCTTCCCTGAGTTCATCTTTGAAATGCGGAATCACCGCCTTGAACGTAATACGCTGCCGACTGATATTAAGCTGCGTAACGTGGCCAATCGTCATCCTAATACTACGGTCGTGGTCAGCATACAGCCGTGCGTTCTTTAGAAACCTAGAAACATCAAAGCCTTCTGGTTCAATAAGGTACCCGTTGTCATTAGGTGCTTTGGCCTGCCTTGTGACAGCTACGGCGTCAATCTCAATAGCACCGTCCAGTCCCTCAATTGCAGGGTCTTCTACTTTGTGAACGTCTAGGCGTTCAATAGTAGCAGGCAGAGAGGCCTGAAGCCGGGGGAGCGCGGTCCCGTCAACATGGCCCTCTGCCTGCTTGAGTTTGGATGTATCAGAAGGCATAGCTTACTCCTAACCTCGTGCACTAGGTACAGCCACATGAATGCAATGGCAATTGCAGTTGTTACCAGGGTTGGATCCTCTGCCAGGGTACAGCATCTCCTCGCCACCAACACTAAAGCGTTCCTGAATCTTCCTAACCTGTCCATCCGCCGACATATGCGGGTCCCTGCTATTCACAAAACTTGTTACCCATTGTTTATACAGAACCTCGTATGCTTCCATTGCAGACTGAGCACCGGCGGCGAACATCTTAGTGCTTTCAGTCCGTGCAATCAACATGCTCCTACCGGAAAGACCAGTCGCCCAAGACTCTAGCCGGTCATCAAGGTGTTCCCTGATTTCCCGCAATGTCTTTTTGGCGGTAATATCTTTATAGACTAACTCTTTGATTTCCCGTTGATTGGTCCTGGTAATGCCTTCCGCCCATTCAAGATTCCATTGTTGAGCATACTTTTGGGCAGCCGGCATTTCAAGACTAAACTCCGGCAAGCTGGCATCATAGAGTTGCCTAGTGAACTCGCCTCCAAGTACCATGCCCCGGTTTAGAAACGGCTTCGTGCGTTTAGACAATTCAACGGCAGTCCGTTCCGGATTCAATGCCGAATCGATAATGCGGTCAATATCAGCGTTTGTTTCCTGCTTCACAATACCCTGAAGCACTTTATCCTGATCCTGATTGGCAAACTCAGCATCCCAAGCTTTCAGAAACTCCCGGCCCAACTTACGAAACCAAATTGCCATTGAACGAGCAAACGCAGCCTCAAACGGCTTGCGCACTTTGATTACCTTGGATTCTATTCTGCGGCGTTGTTCCCTATTGAAGCCTCTAGGGGCTTGTGTGACAGGAATTGCTACAGTCATAACAGACTTGCCATTACTGCCCTTTGCAGCACTAGTGCTCCGAAAGCTATGATTCCCTATTGAGATACTAGCAGCTAAGCTTGATGCTATTTCCCTTTGCCGCGGGCCAAGTTGCAAAGTCTTTAGCATGCCAATGAGCTGTGACAATTGCTGCTTGTCTTCATTGCCAGCGTCATCAATAGGGACTTGGGTAACGGGTTCAAGCCCGACAGGTTTATACCAGACATTCCCCCAGTCATGCTCAGGCCAACCGCGCTCGGCCGCTATGGAGTTCCAAGTGTCCCCATGTTTCAAACGGGTTTCGATTTCCTTTAAGTCTAGTTCTCTTTCTGCCGGTACTGCAGAATCGTGCACAATCCGCACGTTATCATCAAAGTGCCGTTTGCACAAATCCTGTTTGATCCTAGCATCAAACTTGACAAGCCATGGTTGCACATGATATGAAGCAAAGATATACTCTGCACCCTCTACGTTTGCCCGTGCCGTTTCCCTTGTAACACCTAGCAAGGCCTGGCCAACTCCTGTGGGTGCCAACGTGGCATCCCTGGCGATATCGCCAGAATCCTTAAACCCCATTTCAGCCACCTTGCCCTTTTCCAACATTTGGCATTCTGCATCGTCCATGTTGTCTAGCACTAGGGCAAGCAACCTCCCTGCCTCCTTGGCACCTTTTAGTTTCTGCTCTAGTGCATCCAAGGCCTCTTTAGTTTTCGCCCTTGTCCCTAGGGACTTCATCTTGATTAGCATACTAGGGACTAGCATATTGTTCAACGTATGCTGTTGAGCTGACGCAATCTGCGCAAGAAGATTGACACCAGAACCGGCAGCCTGTACACGCCCCAAACCGACGCGCATATCAGATGGGCAAGGGTCAGGGAAATGCACAATTTCATCAATCTCTAGGTCAACCTTGACAGGGGCTTTGTTGACAATCATAGAATACGTCCAGCCGCTTAGAAAACGACTAGGAATATCCCGCGTGGTAGTGTTAACCCTAGGTTTCAGTTTCGTAGCATCAAGAGGCCAGATACCAACAACCCTGCCACCGGATTTCTCAAGCCACCAAAACGCAGACCCTACAGCAAAGGCAAACTCAGCCGTAAGCTGTATAAGCTCTGGCCACGTTAGAAACGGGTTAACTTCATCTAGTAAAGCATTGAGCTCGTGATCTTCATCGTCCTGCCATTGCGGCTTGCCCGTCTTGTCATTAGGCCTTTTGGTCTGCACGTGAAACGGGGTCCCAACAATCTTACCAGAAAAGACTTTCATTGCCCCGTATTGATATCCAAGCAATTGCCGCAGTGCTTGCTTTCTGCTTAGAGTAGAGGGTGTTTCGTCTAGAATCGGGAAACCTCTGCCATCATACCCGGCAGCCTCCAGCAACGGTAATAGCTCGTCCCATGATTGAGTTACTAAACCCTTCCCCCTGAGTCTAGTGCTGGCATTCGCCAACATTTGACTTGCAATCAGCTTTGCTCTTGACAAAATATTCATATGCATGGCCTGTTAGATTGTACTTTGCTTGTCAAAATACCAGACAAAGCCTTCGGTGTCAACTAAAAAGTGGCATATCTTTCGCTTCCCGCCGGATGGCGCCCTCGACCCTGGCTTGCGCCAGCCGGAAATACTCGTCATCAGCCTCGATACCGATTGCAGCCCTATGCTCAAACCACGCAGCAATCACCGTCGTGCCTGACCCCATAAATGGGTCCAATACGATACCGCCTTCCGGTGGCTTGGTAAGCTTGCATAGATACCGCATTAGAGATAGCGACTTAACCGTGGGATGATTATTGGGTGCCGGAGCTGTAATATGCCCATCAAGTCCTCCGTCCTGACGCATTTGCAGTCTGCCCGGTTTTTCGCAATCCGGCTTATCTTCTAGGTTTTCGTTCCGTTCACTTCTGCTGGGTTTTGACCCGTACATAAACCGTGGGCATTCCTGAAAGAAGCGGGCAGCAGAGCCGTTGTCGTGCCTATTCCATTGCTGAAGTCGTCGTTTGTCGGATTGACCCCCAAAAAACTTGGCACCTGGTCCTTGCTCGTTCTTATACGTTCCTACACACTTACTATCCGGAAACATCCCCACGACCTCCTCGCTGCCGTCGTGACTCAGATTGGCAGGCCAGCGGCCGGAAGTGTGTGGCTTAGCGTCTCTGGTAGGCATCAAATGTTCAGCGACGTTCGCATTATATATACCAGTCGGCTCACGCTGCCATCCGGCTTTTCCATAACCACCCATATTGGCAATAGTCTCGACATCGCATGACGATATCGGCACCCTACACCCGTCCACATTCAGCCCCGCCACGCCGTGCTTCTGCGCATTCTCGGCATACGACCCTTCCCTAGGCGCATAGGCAAGCCACCAGAACTCAGCAGCCGGCTTTAGGGCTGTACCGTAACCGTCCCAAAGTTTGGCGGGGGCGGTGGCAGGGGCGGTGATGTCTGTCGAGTGATCGCTTCCGTTGCCACCACCGTACACGCCCTCGCCCCGATCGTCGCTGTTCGGCCTTGCATGTGGATTGGATCCCACGACCTCCCGCTCCGCGCCCGCGGCCTTGTCAATCGCCTTGCTGATGTCTAATGACTTGGGAAACCCCGTCCCAAATACGTACTGAAAGACATCAAAGATATCCCAACCTGCCGACTCTACAGATATGCCAGTCCAGTGACTAGTACGGGGCAAAGACCAACATGCAAGCGTGCCGCCTGGCTTGCATATCCGCAATGACTCTTTGAGAATCCCAGCAAGCCAATCAATCCACTTGTCCCGGCCGCCCTTAGAACCGTCCCACTCTTTCCCCATAAATGATATCCCGGCCGGCGGATCCGTAATGACAGACGCTACACTATGCGTCGGCAACTGCGGCAAGATATCCGCACTGTCTCCGCAGTACAGTTGAATCAAGCCATCGTCTGAAACCCAATCAGGTGATAGTGCTGTCATAGCGAAGACAACCTCTGTTGCGTAGCAACACACCACCGCCAAGATACAGGCAGACGGTTTGACCTCGCCGGGATTTGGGCTATGTGGTATCTGCGATAGTCTTCATATGCTTTCATGAAATGTTCCTTGGTTACTTCCTCACCATGAATGAAATACCGCTCACATCTATGGCACGCTACCAATGGGTTGTTGTCCGCATCTTTTGCGCAATCGCACATCTCGCACTCCTAGAATAAAGACAACTGCCCTTCTATTGCTTCAGCTTCATCAATACCGGTATCTGCTTTGTGCAACCTAGGGACAGCATGCTCTATGCAATAGTCACCTTGCAAATCAATACCAACAAAGTGACGCTCTAACTGAATAGCAACCTTGCCTGTTGTACCCGAACCGCAGAAGGGATCAAGCACCGTAGCAGGCACAGGATCCAATACGACAGGTTTAACTCGTTTGTCAATTGTAATGCCTGATGCCATAAATGCAGCGGCTGCGTTTGCTTCGTACTGACAGGGGCAGGTAGGACGCCAGCCGTGGGTTTGATTGTTGGTATATACACCATGCCTGACATCGTGCGTTCCAACACCATTACCTGTCTGAGAGCTATAGGGTCCGTCCTTGCTCTTGCCGGCTTTAGTCGTCGTATGATCATAGGTCCTGCGGCGTTTGAGAACCCTCGCCCACGGTGCCCCGCACTTTGAGCAAACACCCTTATCACTAGTACTTGATTTGATGCACGGCTCTACTAGTGCAGGCGGGAAGGTGGCAAAATGGGCCTTCGGATAGGGCTTCGGGTTGATCGTCCAGACGTTGCGGAGGTTGCGGCCTGATGTGGCAATATCTGAACAGAATCTGTCCCGGTCATTTCTGCCCTCCCCTAGTGTACTGCCTAATGGCTTTCCGGTGCCCCTCCGAATTGACTCGCCCGTATCTTCCCTCACCCCTTCCCCGTCCCCATAGTAAGTCCCTGTATTTGCGAACTGAAACAACATCTCGTAAGCAGATGTCGGACGCCATGAGCCCTTGCGCAGAATATACCCATCATTGGGATTGCACTTGTCACAACCGGGGCATTCTATTAGATTTGATTTCAACGGATTAGCACATGACATAACAGCCCGCCGGTCCGCATCATTGTTGGTTTCCCTAAGGGCATTCAATTCCGGTCTGCCTTCCTGTATATGGCTTGAATGGCCTAATGCGATGCCTCTCCCACCTCCACCCTGCTACACTATCAGGCATAACAGAACCCGAATAAGTAGAGCAGAAACTCACACCTTTAGCCCATATATTAGCAGACCTGAGAATCCAACCCCGTTCTTGCATTGCAATGGCGAACCTATGCGGGATCAAACATACGTTCCCAGGGGCAAGCCCGTAAGTACTTGATGCCGGCCGCAAAGATTTAGTGCCTATAGATTCACTACGTTTTGCTTCTGCGTTTGCCCCCGGCAATGTGCTTGATGTCAAGCCGTTTCGGTTGCCGCCTTTATTGCTACAGTGTGAATCACCTATGTTAACCCAACACGTTGCATCGTCACGCAATGCCGGCCGCAATGCATCAAAGCACGAAACCAAATGCTCAATATACAAGTTAGGTGTCGGCTCTAGACCAAGCTCGCCACGCCAAGCCCGACAATCTTGATACTGGCAGAAATGCCCTGAATTGCCGCTGGTCCGTACTGAGTCGTCGTGATCCTTAGCACCACTACCATGGTGGATTTCGTGAGACCTAGGTAAGGTCTTCCCCCAAACATGCTCACAGTCAGGCCGACCGCCCCAAATCTGCGGTTCAGTCCCGTAGCTGCGCAGGCCCCAATAAGGCGGGCTAGTAATGAGGCAATGTATAGACTTCTCGGGCAAATACCGGGCAACCTCTATAACGTGTCCCTGCCACAATTCCGCAATGTCTGTCTTGTATATAGGTTTCAACACGCGCTCCTAGTACACCCAAACCTCGCGTTTGGGATAAAACAACAATGCCAGCATGTCGGAAAAGTCAGGACTCCTGCCTGTGCGCTTTTTAATTGCCTCCTTAGATTCAATTTGGTAACGGCCATGCTTGTCAAACTTGTAACTAATGGACCGGCAGTCTTCAATCAACATAGTGTGGTCCGGCAATGCAAACGAACCGCCTTTGGCGGGGTCAATGGCAGCAGCCGCGCCCTTATACATTTCGGCTCTACGGTTTGCATACTGATTAGAATCTTCTGCGCTTTCGCCAAAGTGCACACCAATGACATCTAATCCCATTTCCCTAAACTTGGCAACTGTCCCGTGCCCTTCACCAGTCATATCAACTCTAATGTTATGCGGTTCAACACCCCAGTCTTTGGCAATCGTTCTGCCCCTAACAGCTACGGACAAAGGGTCCATTATCTGTTCGGATTCCATATGCCGTAGCTGCACGTCATCTCTAATGCCCCAAACTGTTAGGTCATCCCCTTGTCCTGCAACATCAATACCCATAATCCTATCACCACGCCTAGGAGCATTGATATCATACCGATTGACCGCGCTTGCCAGGTGGCCTCCGTTGAACAACCCAAAGCTTGCGTTTTCAGGAAACTCCCCATTGACACGCCCTATAAACCAAGGGCTAGTTTCTCCATACTGTTTGGCCATGTCCGCAATCCATGGCCTTGTAATAGCACCGGGGATGATTTCTTGATTGAACAAGACATTAGGGTGAGTCTCGGCCGGCAACTTTCTACAATGCCAAAGGTCAGATTTCCACGCATCATAAAACGCCCCTTCTGCCCTAACCGGATTCCCCGCAAATATACACCTGGACTCAGGGCTCTGCATTGAAGTCATCACACCACCGACGATCTCCTGTTCAATGCCCTGGCCTTCATCAAGCAAATACAATACGTGTGGGCCATGATCACCGGTGAAAGCGTCAACGTTGTTAGTGCTAAAGCCGGCAGCACTCGCAATGTCCGATATCGCCCATGTCGTGGTTTGCATCTCGCCAGGGATTGGGTAACCACGCCCCCTTGCTCTAGTATATAGATTGGGCAACAAACCCCAAAGCTGACGCCGGACTTGCCTGCCTACTGCCGCAGTAGTAATAATTTGGGCGTCGTCATAACAGGTACCCCATTGCAACGCCATACAAGCTAAGAGAAACGTTTTCCCCGTGGCATGGGCCGCTCGCCAATGATTGTATTGATATACGGGCACATCGTCTGCGCAAAGCCTTTGATCGTCTGTAAGCCGGATCCCAAGTACTGTCTCAATCCAGCATGCCGGGAAGGCCTGTCCATCGGCACGTATAGCAACCCAATCACTTTGGGGTATTGGCGGTGTCGTCTGTGATTCGGTCATGTTGAGGTCTAGCATTGGTATTGGTAGCCTGTCCATTCATGCGGTGTTCCCTAATCCATTGCGCATACTCAGATAACGAAACACCCTTGCTGTTAGTGGCAGATATCCCAACATCTATTTGACCGCCATGTTCTACCCTTTTAGTAATGCCGTGAAATTGTTTACGAAGCTTGGCCGAGTGAGCTAGAAGGCTATGGGCGGCCCTTTGTGCAATGTTTTCGTCCTCCGATCTCAATAAGGACTGTTGCTTCAATCCGGCTTCAGCCTCCAAACCGTTCCAATGCATCTCAACAGCCCTGTCGTATATTTCCCTCCAATCGTCTCTCCAAGGTCCATTGCAGGCAGCATTGAGTGATTGGGGATTTGTGTACCCCATCATTTCCGCTGTCTGTGCCCAACTATAACCTTGCACTCGCAACCTAGCAATGGTCTCCATTTTTCTAAGCCTTAGCTTCCTGCAACGGACTTTTCTAAGCTCTTGCCCTAATGTAAGTTTTCTTTTCATTTCCTATCACCTCTATTGATGTAACACTCCGTCATATCCAGGGGAGAGCGGCCGGGTCGGAGTTGAACCGCCATATCCCGGTTGGGTACCAGGTGTGTTGCCATTACACCACGGCCGCAGATTGTTTGGGGTATGGCTGACGCAATGATGCTATAACTCGAGCCATGCCCTTGTCAAGCGGCATCAAGTACCGATACTTAGGGATCCTCATGACAACCTTTGCATTAGGGTCAACATTTGCACGAAGCCAGGCTATCCCCCTATGACCATATTTCTGCACAATGCCCCTAGGATGATATGTCTTGTTATGCACTTTTACCCAATCTCCGGATGCAACGCTGCCACTATAAATCCAATTACCTGCTTGATATATCGTGCCGATATGCCCTTGCTCTGGGTCAGCAAAGGACACAATTAGCCTTAAGCCACGGTATCGTTTTTTGACCATACTAATCGCTATTCGGATTATACGAGTCACTGGCGCATTATGGGTTGTAAGGGCAACTCGTACAAGTTCGCATACTTGGAAGCAATTTAACCCATATGGCGAACCCAAATGTTTAGTAGCACCCATACCAAACAATACAGCACCAATAAAGGTTTCATCTTCCCAAACACCAATCTTGGCAACTTTGAACGCTGGCATTGTCCGGGAATAATGCCAATGCTCAACAGCGTATTTGGCCGCGGTGTAAGTACACCAACCGAGTTTAAGTTGACGGCGAGAACTCATGTCCGCACTCAGGGCATTTGACAGGATTTTTGTGGTCCAAGGAAGGTTGCGTACTGCCATCTTGGGGAACAAACGAGGCCGGATCAACTGGAATATCAATAGCGGCCAATCGCAAACTATCAGACAACTCAGGGAGATCAGTCTTCAATGTCTCAAGCATAGGCCCAACAGCCGGCGTAAAGTGCCCCTGAATACCTGGATTGTTTGCCGTTAGATTTGCAAGCAATTCCATCTGCTCGCCCCAATCAACATACCGTATCGCCCACCTTGCCCCGGTATTCGGATCCTCTACCCAAGCCGTTCCTACGGTCCCGGTATCATCATGGACCTCGGTGTAACCCTGTACCGGAAGTTCATCCGGAAGCTTCTTTCGTCTCTGGTGTCCGGTAACCAATCTCCGTGTCCGGAGGTTAAACACGATCCCGGAGAGGTCCCCCATCTCTCCCATACTCCGATGTAGTGAGCTGAGTTCGGATTCATCGATTTCCCGCGGGTTTCCCTGCCATGGGTGTAAATCTGCTACAGTGTTTGGGACAACCATACAGATATCCTTTTTGTTTCCTTTGAGCCAGGTTAGGTTACCCAAAATGATACTCGGTGTCAAGTGTTTTCTGCGTTATCCTCAAGGCATTGATATTTGCCCATCAATCGTTTTGCGATAACGACCGGGCAATCCAAGGCGTGATTATGCATAGCATTGGGTTGATCGTCAAAGTCGTGTTTGTCTGCTCCACACCAAACGCATTTGCCTAACAAAAGCTCGGTATCGCACGTGTGAATATCGAGAATGCGTTGTAGCAGATTTGTCAAATCCCGTTTCTGCGGTGTCGGCATTTGGTACGTTTCTTTTTGATATCTTTGATGCGGCCCTTTGTGTTCCTTGCCAGACGTTCCATAGGTATCTACGGCACGATTTAAACTTGCAGTGAGTCTATCTACTGCATCAATAAGCCGGCACAATATCTCAGAACTCACCATGGTGTGATTCCTCCAATCGTTTGATTTGTTCGGCCTTCCAGAGTTCAAAGTCGGAAGCGTCTGTGATTTCTCGGCGTGCCTGTTCGTCTGCGGATCGTTCGCGTCTGGTCTGTGGCGTCTGCGTTTGCGACGCGTCTGCCGCGGAGCGTGGCGTCATGCGATACGATTCTACGGCCTGGGAGGCACCGTCAAGGCACACGGATAGGCTACGGTATGGTTTGCCTACCCCTCGGGGCTCGTGTGCGTCAGAATCGCTTTTTCGGGTTTCGGCCGGCGGTGCTGTGAGGCTTGAAGCGAAGTCCCTCAGCACGGCTGCGAGGGTGGGTTCTGCGCATTTAATGCGGTTGATATCTGCCTCCGTTAGACATCGATTTGCCTTCAACCGGTTGATTTTGTTTGCCCAATATTCATACGCCTCCGCTTCGTGTTGTTCGAGCCATTCGTGCGCGTCGGTTCTAAATCGTTGTGTATGTGTTTGATTTCCTTTGGTCATTTGGGCATAGTATTCTCCGGCTTCGCACGTGCAAGGCACGGTAAAGATTCGTATGTCATCGCCTTCGGTGCCGACGACTCTCCATGGCGGTGGTTCTGGGTTTCTAACGCAGGGGACAAAGACTAAACCAAGCGAGGTATTAACTGCTCCATTATCGGTATTGCTACAAATAGAACATCCCGGTGGCTTTGGTATATATTCCCTGTTTGCCGAGATATAGCGGAATGCGGTTTTTTGGAATACGCCTAGGCCTGGTGTTTTTGTTTGCCACCGTTCTTCGAGTGACATTTGGTATAGGATATCTTTGGCCGCTTGATAGGATTGGATGCCTTGCAGGACTCTAACCCAAGGTGGCTTGGCGTTATCCCACACTTTCCAACCGAGTGCCTCCATATAATCAAAGATGTCTGCGATTTCAGTATGGTTCATGTCAGAAGCTCTCCCTTGCTTTTTCTGCGGCTTCTCTTATCTTGGCTATGCGTTTGTCTTCCTTTGGTATGGGTGGTTTCCAACCTTTACTCAGGTAGAAACGCCAGCGGTTGTCCCTGAAGAAATTGTGCGCGGTTGGATTAAAGGTTTCGTCTTGTCCGTGGTATGTTTGGGCTGCCCTTTCTACTGCGGTGTGGAGGTCTGTTATGTTGGTGGTGCCTGAACGCAATATGTGTTTGATTGGCCAGAGTGCCTTGTCTAGGCTATCGTCGGCTCTGATAGTAGAGGCATATTTGGCCAACAATTCTTGTACTGCTTGAGCCATGATTGGGTCCGGGAAGGCTTGCTGCAATTCGGTCTTGATTGGTCTGCTGGGTGGTGCCTCGGTGCCGTGGGGGGAAGGGGGGTTCTTCTCCCCATTGTCGGACTCGGACTCGGATTCGGACTCGGAGTCGGAATCGCTCTCACGAAGAGATGGGGTATGCATAGGGTATCGATGGGGTATCGATGGGGTATCTCGCTTATCTTGCGTGGCCTCCTTCGGTTTGGTGTCCGGCATACAAGATGTAGTCGATAGGGTATCGATAGGGTATCGATGGTCTATCGATGGTGTATCGATACCCCTTGCATGCCCTATCGATGGGGTATCTATACCCTTTGTATGGGGTATCTGTTGTGCGTCCGTGGCCGCCTTCTGACGCTCGGCATATGCCAGGATATCGGGGTATCTCTTGACATATGCGTCCAGAATATCTGACCGTAAACCGCTAACATAATTAGCCGCGGCACGTGCAAGTTTGTCCGAATGGTCCCCGTTAATCTTGTAACAGGCGTGAGCGCTCCTGGCCTTGACCCAGTAGTAATCACCTGAAAACCACTGGACTTTGTCTCCAATTTCCGCCTTTGCTTTCGCCAGGTTTTTGGGTTCCATATTGAGATCAAAACACATTGCGCTTAGGTCTATGTGGCCTATACCAGTTGCCCCGTGCACGTCATTGTTGCCGATTAGATATAGGTATAAAACCTTGGCATCGCTAGACCATTTGCGGATATCAGGCTCACGCCAGAAGCTTGTACTAAGCTGAATGTAGCGGATGCTACTCGTAGGCATTGGAGACCTACTCCTTATGATGGGCACTTTCGGCAGTATCGGTGTCCAATATTGCCGAGCATAATCTCCGAATGCGGGCAAGCGCTTGATTGGTAGCAAGGGTGTTATATGCTTCGCCACTAATGTTTCTAATGGCCTCTAATGTCTCCCGTTGTTTATTGTTATCTTTTGTTAGGGCGTCAATAACCTTGCATGCTACCTGGACATTGTGAGCATTTTGTGTTTGCTGCGGTGGGTCAGTCGGCCAATCTATCATTGGACACTCTCCCTATATACTATACACACTCAATAGGTGGCGTCGGTTGTACTGCACCTATCTGTCTCCAAAGATGCAATACATCGGGGTGGTTGTTTACATACTGAGATTTCTTAGGGTGTATTTGGATCACCACGTCGTCATCTGCCCAAAACAGGTCTTTAACAGCACACATCTCTTCCCATGTCGGGGTACGTGCTTGGCCTACAATATGACAGCTTACATGTTCCCAACCCAAACCATCGCTTGCAATGCAGTAGGCCTCTAGGTTTCTAGTTATGCGAGGAACAAGAAATGCCCCATTGTTTCCATAGCTTGAGTCACTTCCCATCGGGCCACTTCTTACCCTATAGATTTCCGGGACATGGAAACTCATAACTTGATCTCCCTATGACTATCTTAGACCGGCACACAGAAAGGCCCAATTCTCACACCACCGGAAGTCGGCGAATTCTCAATTGCTCGGCGAAGATCCTCCTCAAAGCGGTCGCCTCGCCATGAATTACCACCCGCAAACGCTACACCTTGCGTTGATAGGCGATCAATACCAATAACGGAACAATGGCCTGGTTCATCAAACACGATGCCTAGAAATCGCTCTTTTGTACGGGCATCGTCTGGCTGCCATAGGAATCTGATTGCATAAAAGCCAACGCCACTAATACCATTGCGATGCCACGCAACTTCCTCTATTTCAAGACCTAGCGCGGACTCTTTACTACTCATGTTTCGTCCTCCATACTGTTATCAGGCATGTTAGGACATTCTTCAACAATGAAAAACGCCTCTTTGAGCATTGCAGCGGGAAGCAATAGAACGGTCTCGCACGGTCTGTCTAGTGCTATCTTCAAAACGCTATACGGTTCGGCCTTATACAATGCGTCCTGGAGTTCTTTGCTCCATTCTACTACAGGTCTTGGCTGCTTCGTTGATTCAAATACTGCACCTCTAATATTGACAACAATCCGTGTTAGCATAACGTCACTCCTTAGGAAACTCGTGCCAGACTTCATCGTCTATGCATGGGAACTCATACCAGGTTTCATTGTTGATCCATGTTACCATTGTAGGGCCATTGCCAAACGAACCCCATTGCTTGAAGTGGAAAGGCACTTTGGCCTCAATACATTGATCCCTTAGAGACCTAACCCAATCAGGATCTATTGGCCGCGCTTTAGGGCCTGATTCACCACCGCATATCACCCAATCAAGATGATCACCAGAACCATACCCGGCCAAGTAATCATCAAGGTCTATTTCCCCCAGCATCGGTTCTACGCTTACGAAATGTTTAGCTGCCGGAATTCTAAGCAACGTGGCAATGCGGTCAACATACTCCTGAGATTCAACAGTAGTGCCAATCCAGACATTTGGCAATACTGGAGTTTCACTCCAGACATACATACGATCAGGTCGTTTTGTCAACACCATAAAGAGGTGTTGCGGACAACGCCTCATAACACTATATACACACTCAATATCTTGAATCCGAACATTAGGGTGAAACAAATCCCCCATGTCGCATACAAAGATCGCCCTAGGCTTTTGCCAATGTAATGGTTCCGTAATTGCGTTAGGCCACAATCTGACCTCCCCTGTCCATTTGCCCTCCTTAGCAAGGTCTCTATATTTGGAAACATGCTTAAGCCTAGTTGAAGCCAACCGCGCTGCGTAACAATGCTCACAACCTTTTGACAAGGGCGAACAACCCACAATAGGGTTCCATGTTTCACCTGTATATCCCGGCACGTTGACCCAGCTAATTGGGTGTCGTTTGCTCATTGTTCATATCCTTCAATGTTTACCCCTTCTTCGTTACGGGACACAACCTAGTTAGAATACTGCCAAGATGCAGCACGACATCATTATAGTACCAGATACCGTTAGACTTAGTCACTACCCATAACGGCCTTGCTGGATGCCTTTCGTTAAAGGCGGCCTCGACCCGTTTAAAATCCGTTTTCCGCCTTGTGACTTCTGATTTGACATCTATAAAGACACACCTAACCTCCGGCAGATCGAAGTCAACCCACGGCGGCCCCCAAATACAAAAGTCTAAACATATTCTCTGGGCCTTGCCCTGCCCTATACAAACAAACGGATGCACGTCTACCCATTGTATACATTTGGGCTCTGTCTGTTGCCACAGCATGAGTTGCAGGTAGAACTCGGACTCTAACTTGCTATCAAACGTAAACCCCCCTACTTGTGTTTTCCTTGCCCCGTACTTATTCGGACGTTTACGCTTTCCCAGGCTCTTGTATTCGGACGCCGTCATTTCCATTGTATGGCCTTTCTTCTAATGGGATCCAATCACCGTCATCCCGGAGTCTGAATACAGGCGACTCGCACATGAGAATAACCGTCCCTTTAGCGGCATCCAGCAAGTCCTCCCTATCAAGTATGTCCTTCAATACAGGCGTCTCGTCCTTCCTGATAATCACAAACATTAACGTTGCTCCTGACGTTTCTTCTGGTATTCCTTCTGCCATTCCCTATCACGCCTCAACCGACATTCCCTACAAATACGCTTCCGCGGTTTTTTGTACTTGCTACTATGCCAGTACGTAATGTCGCCGTGGCAGCTTTCACACGTTACTGTAATCTCTATCTGTACCCAAAAGGTTTGTTTCGGCTTAGTATATGCACGTGTGCGTTCCTCCTCGAACTCGCCCCTGTCAACAGCCGAAATCAGGTCTGCTACGTACTGCGTACCAAACGGATTACGTGGCCAATTGTCATGCGTAACCCCAGCATGTTCCAACATCCGTCTAGCTTCAAGCGTCCTCTCTCGAGGCCCCTTGCCGGCACCTGATATTAGCCACGCCCTAACACATCTATCTTTTCTGTTGGGCATCTTGGCCAGAGTCCTTGTTATATACAAACAGGCCTTTCCGTAACAGGCCCAAGATGATGTCGCCCTGAAGCCTCAATACAACGGCTGCCGGTTTGGGTTTCCGCCAAGCCCGGCTATCAGGCGCATATACGGCACCCTTGGCCTTTGCAACATCCTCTAATTCCATAAGGCAAAAGATTTGATGTGGTTTGTCATGTGGCATAATAGGCTCCTTTATACATCATATTACATGTCAAGCATGTCCATGACCATAGCCACGCCATAGGCTAACTCTCTAACCTTTTGCCGTACAGACTCTATCTCGTCCAGTTCGCTCCGGTTTCCGTTAGACTCCGGCACCGTACTAAACGGCAACTCAAGAACCCCGTTGACGTTGACATGAGTTGCCAAATCAACCTTAGGCTTAGGTTCTGCCTTGACCTTTGGCTTAATATCAGCCGTGGCTTTGGCCTCTTTCCGCATTACATGGAGTGCTAACTGCGGTCCGTGTGCAATACACTTGCTTAACCAACCCCTGCGTAACCTTTCACACATTGGGCAAACATGCCTATCATAAGACCTACCATCCTGTGTCCCCCGCCTAGGTTCCATGGCTTCACCACACCAGGTACAAACCCCGCTTTCCTTAGGGTTTGGTCTCGTAACAACAAACGGCCGCCGTCTTGATTTCCTACTCACGACGCGCTCCTTGTGCCTTATGATGTTAAGGCCTTAGATATTTCTGCGGCAATCTTTGTCCTATAGGCAGGCGGAAAAAGTCCTGCGTTGATGTAATTCTGTACAATGCCGCGCACGATGCAGGCGATATCCTCCCTTGACATGCGCAACGGTTCATCCAGCAATGCATCAAAACTATTATAAAGCCTCGTTGCCGCAACCTTAAGGTCTCTCAAAGCTGCCTGACTTTCACACAACGCGGCCCTGTTGTCAAGTGACATCGGTATCGCTCCTTCTAATCTGACAACGCCAGTACTCACTTTCCATTAGAAACTGGGCTTTGATAGCTTCAGGCAGTGCCTTGGTATCTAATCGCCGAGTTGTAATGGTCTTACCTTTGATTTCCCAATCACCACACCTGACATGTGGCCTCCCACGCATAAGGGCTTTGACTTGCTTGTCAAGCTTGCCAAACTCCTTAGCGTCGGGCTCGAGGTCCCCACGCCTGTCCAGAATGCCCTTGATTGTAGGGTCATCAATCTCCTGGCATTCGGTCTCTACGGCAGCCGGCAAATCAGGCAAACACGTTGCGGAATATCGGCACGTTGCGCAAACCCCAAGATCCGCAATTCTCTCAGGCATGGTGCCGGCTTCAACGTGCGCATTGACCCGCTCCGCCTGCTGTAACGCCTTCTCGGCATAGTCCAAACATTCGGGGTCATCCAGACTGAAATCCAGTACCTTGAAATGGCCTTCATACGTGATAATGAAAACTCCGTCTGTCTCCCCACGCATCAATAGATACAAGGCAAGCTGCGCCGGATAATGCCTATAGAAACTTGTACTGACAAAGTCCTGCCATCGCCGGATACGGGACGCCGCGTTAGCGTTAAGCCGTTTCAATTCAAAACAAACCCGGTCGCCGTCGGGGTGAACTAGGACTCCATCAATATGACCCCGAATCTTGTATTCAGGCCATACTAACTTTTGTTGTGCGTGCTCAATGTCAAACCCTGCTTCCATCAAACGGCCTTTCCAGAGCCGTTCTTGTGCCGAACCGTCTTCTAGGATTTGCATTACCCAAGGGGCAAAGGCCTCCTGGGCCTCATTACAGGTCCGCATATAGACAAGCCGCCTGTCGCAAGCATCCCCCATCTGACTTGCCCTATTCCAATCACTAGAGTAACTGCCACCGGTGGCAAGTGCCTTGTCCTGAAAGAACCTATCTAACCTAGACGACACCTTCTTTGCAGGGCTTTCGCCACTCGGCAATACCACCTGCCCAGTGGCAGCCTCTTCCGGGATATCCGCATCCCAAGAATCCCTAACAGCCGCAATGATTCTGTTCATACTAGCGCTCCTGCTCTATTGGTCCATTTCTGCAGCAATAATCAACTCCCGTCACCCCTGAATTTCAATCGGGGCATGCTGCCATGGGCAGATCATCTGTTGCCAACATAACAGAGCTCAAAGCCTTTCGGTACCAGGTACAGCCCATCCGCAATCGTTCAACCTCCCTATGTAAGACCTCAATGCGGGTGTTGATGTAGCGCATCCGTTCATCATAATTGACAATATGTGGTTCATATCCCTCCCGCTTTCGGGATAGTTTGGTTGTTATATCCGCAAGGTTATTGTCCAGTATTATAACCCGGTCTTGCAGCTGAGCTTTCGTCAACCCCTTTAACCACTCAAACCTATCATCGTTTTTAAGCGGAGTGCCCATCGTCCAGCTCCTATGTTGTTTCTAATACAGTTAACCTAGTCATCGATGACAACCGTACACATTAGAATCCCTCCGTACTATTGACATTGGCAACATCGGCCGCGGCCTCACGCTCTGCCTGTACACGTTCCGAATCGTCTCCCGGATCTTCGGTTTGCGGTTCCGTTCCGTTTGCCATCTGGGCGGTCTGGGCCTTATGCCAGGCACGTACCTTTGATAGCGTTACATCAAGTCGCTTCCCTGACAACCTAGTGGTTTCCCTGACACCAGGGACTTCCGTCCCATCTTTACCGGTAAAGGCTGTCAATTCTTCTAACTTGTCCTGGCACTCTTCAGGGCCAGGATAGATGCCATACAACAGTTCCCTAATCTCCTTCCGGTGTGCCTCGTCTTTAGGCCCTTCTGGCCTGGCAGCCCGACCACCTTGTGCGCCGTTCCTAAATGCAACCTTGCCTGCACCTTCAGCCTGCTTACCCAAACCCCTGGACCTAAGGTCTGCCATACTATAGCCGGCCAGGCCTAGGATCTCCTGTACGGCCCTACCTTTCCAGTTCGTAACGGCTGCCTTGCGGATATCAAGCACGTCCGTCTGCTGTTGCTTCGTGAACCATTCATCAAGAGCAGACCGCCCGCCAATGACTTGGGTCCACCCCTCGTCAAGCTCTGGGTCTCTACCGTTGATCACCCTAAACACGTTGCAGGACCGGACAAGCCCCATGACTTCAAAGCCCACAATCTCTTTCTCATGCTGTTGGGCGAACCTGACAAACTCGCTTAGGGATTTCCAATCGTTCCCTTTCGGTGCCTCCAAGGGGACGCCACCTCTCAGGACCAAACTAACCACGATATCCCGAAACTCTACGGCAAACAACGCCGTTAGCTTCGAGCCGCCTGAATACTGAAGCCACGCATTCCCCCCAAAGTCTTGCCAGTCTTTGGCGGTTGTTCGGGCTAGGGCCTTATCGGCCACCTTGTCTAGGTAAGTCAACCGTTCATCCACCCGGGCCAACTCCTGGCCAACATCAAAGGGCTGCGCCTGGACAACAGGGGCAACTTCTACCTTAGTGATTTCTGCTTTCTTACCTTCAGACATTCTCCGTCTCCTCGATTATAGGCGACTCTGGATTAGTAACACTTCGGACTTTCGCCATAACGGAATTTACCATATGCCTAGGATAATGCCGTTCCCTAAGCCACGATATCAAATCGTCTCTGATTTGCGATCGCACGATATCCCGCTCCTCTCGCAACATGCGGCTGATCCGCATTTCGTCATTAGACATTGCTAGACTCCTCGGCATACAATGCGGTGTCAAACCTGGTCAGGTCAACGTCCTGGTCCGGCTGTTCGTTTTCGCCAGATTTGGTCTCACCAAACAACGCCCCTTCAATACGGGCCACAATACCACCCCGTGTTTCGTCTTCCCCCAATGTAGCATCGGGGTCACTCTCCTTCAATTTCTTAAGTGCCTTGCGCATATCACGAACACACTTTCTGGCCAATTCCAAGCTCTGCTGGACCTGCTCTCGATTCTCCTCCCTAACCACCAGGTCTAGACCGCGCAACTCTTTAAAAGCCATTTTAGTACGTTCTACATCCCCCGCCACGATTGCCTCCCTAATAGCTGCAAGGCTTTGCTTCACAACATCCCGCACATATCTACCGGCTTCCGCATCAGAGGCAATGACGTGCGCAATGCAATAGTATTGCACGGTTGTATACCGTGCAGCGCTGTTCCATTCTGTTGCAAGCGCACGGTTGGCCTTGTGCAACGCTTGCCATTCTGGCATCTTGGCAAACGGCATTACAATGCCCAAATCGGTCACAAGACCTAGGTTGCGCATTGAACGCTTCAAGCGCTCCACTAGGTTAATAGCCTGTTTGCGTTCATCAACATCAAACACGGTTTTCTTGACTTCCCATTCTGATTTTTCAAGCACCCCCTGGACTTCAACCCTAGGCTCCACCCTGGTGTATTCAACCCCGCCCCTGATACCCGCCTTAACGATCAGGATTGTACAATTACTAAGTCGCATGACTCAACTCCCTTTGATTAAAGACAACACTATCAACACGTTGAAACGGGGTAGACGGGACTTGAACCCGCGTTCTCCGGCTTGACAAGCCGACGTCTTCCCAAACTAGACCACTACCCCAAAGCGGGCGACGGGGCGGAGACGAATAGAGAACCCCGCCGCCCTGGACGGTTTCAGTACTTACTTAGACAATAGGCGACTAATAACATCCCAGGTTACCACGCCTATGTATATCATTATAAACAGCGCAAAACAACACCCCGCAATCATACCAGACCCCTCTTTGTCCGGTGTGACATGATAATCAGGACGATGCATCATCATCTCCCTAACTGCGAGAAATCAGCCACGCCATAATCAGGTTTGTTGGTTCGGCCGGTCTGAATACCGAGGGCCTGCTCAACCGGTCCCATAGCCTGGTCACAAGCTGCACCGGTAAAACCCAGTCCCTCGACTTCAATGCGCTCGATATCGTCAAGGTTAACGTCCACGCTGCAAGGCCCGCCGGCCATACCCGCAGGGACGCCCACAGGCGTCAGGCGAACCATGGTAGGGCTAAGGGTAGTTAGCATCATCCCGTTGCGCTGTGCAAGCGATTTGACCCGTTCCATGGCGTATGCACGCAGCAACGTCTCGCCACGCTCGCCAATGGCTGTCAGCAATCCGTGGCCCCCCCGATAATCATCAAATAGCAGTTTGTACGTAGCACCTTCCTGGACGATTCCGATCTCGTATGCCTCCGTATTGCCCGGCAGCACTATGGCATGCTTGCAGGGATCATTCCCGTAATACCATCTGAACGTTGTTTGCCCCCGCTTTAGTTCCATGCCACACACCTTAGCTGCGCGTTCTAATGCATCAAGATCGTTGATCACCAAATCAATCGTTGTCACATGGCTCATGTCTTCCGTCCTTTATCATATGTACAGCTTACGGGTACGCCCAAAAACGTCCCAAGATTATTGGCATAGTTTGCAGCGCTTGCGTGGTCTGGTGCCATCCATACAAACCACCGCTCTTTAGTATCCTGTCGTTCAAGTGACACCTCCCATAGAGTGCCGCCGGCCTTTGATATCAATACCACTTCAATGTTGTCCATCAGAACCTCCTTTGCCTTTGTTCTTGGACTTCCGCAATGTCCGCCGGCAGTGCCGCCTTTTGTGCCCAACCGCGCAGTGCTTTCAGTTTAGACCCCCAACCGTCAATTACTCTATTGACACCACGTAAGCCCCGGATAGCCTCGTCAGTAGAAACCTCCTGCTCGCCTTCATCAAACGCCGCATACATGGCGGATATTAGGGCTTGTTCCATTTCGGCACCTGTGTACCCGTCTGCTGCCTCGGCAAACCGGTCCAGGTCTATACCTTTGCAGACCTCGTATTTGTTGACTAGAACCGCACTGATTTCACACCTGGCGCTTTCATTGGGCACATCAGCCCAGAAGGTAGCGTCAAACCTGCCAGCCCGCAAGAACTCAGGCGGCAATAGTGTAACATCGTTTGCGGTTGCAATCAGAAAGACCGGATCCTCGTTCTCCTGAAGCCACGTTAGGAATTGCCCAAAGACCCTTGCCGCCGTGCCTGCATCCGACTCACCGGACGAGGCACCTGCAAAGGCTTTCTCGATTTCATCTACCCATAGGACACAAGGTGCTATTGCGCTTGCGGTCTGTAGGGCAGACCTAACACCGCGCTCGCTTTCGCCAACCCATTTGGCAAACGCCGCCCCGACATCAAACCTTAGCAACGGCATTTGCCAAGCCGTTGCAATACACTTGGCAGTCAGGGACTTACCGGTCCCGGGCACACCTGTTGCCAGTAATGCCCTAGGTCTAGGCAAACCCCACTCTCTCGCCTGCCTAGTAAACGCTGCCCTCCGTTTGGTAAGCCACGCCTTCAGGTTGCGCAGCCCGCCAATCCCATCAAGGCCGCGCTCGTCAGGTTCAATCCACTGGACTGCACCGGCCTGTCCAATCAAGTGCTTTTTCGTCTGGACAAGCCTTGCCGGATCTAATCGCTTGCATTCGGCCAGGCTTGTACTACACGCTACTAAAGCCTGTTCCATCTGTAGGCCTGTCAATGCGTCAACGATCTGTTCCCTTTCAGCCTGCCTTACCCTAACGCAATCCCCGTTGCTGGCTTGCCGGTTCACCTGGTTTATCACAGAGCCGACAACGCCATTCAACTCTTTTCTATTAGGCAGGGGCATTTCCAAAGGCACGACACCGGGAATATCCGGTGCAGTCTGTTGATCCAAGAAAACTACTACACGATAATTGACCTCTGGTAGCCTGGACTGTGCTTCAATCTCGTCTTTCAATATCCGCTGACTTACAGGGTCAGCCTTAAGCCACGCCGACGCGTCTTCCATTATATAGATTGCCCTGACGGTCGAGTCCCCGATATACCGTAATGCATTCTGCAATGGCTGCGTGCCTTCCAATACTTTCGTTTTGTCCTCTATAGTATAGAGCCCGGTGGACGCCCTCCATGCATATACTGCAAACGGCAAGGCACTCCAACCTGCCACCTTAGTCATCAGTTCTTCCGCCCGGTGCTCTTCTGGTGTCACAATCCAGGGCATCCCAGCCCTGGCTCTAATGAGCACGGACAAACGCCGTCCAAACGTTTGCCCGTGCCCTTCTGTAGTATCTTTCGTCTCCATGTCCATTCCATGCGCTCCTATCTACACAGCAGGTTCAGGTTCCGTTGTCACTAGTGCCTTTGCCTTTGCCTTTGCCTTTGCTTTCGCTTGCCTAGGTTTTCGTGCTGCCTTGTCTGCCGCAATCACCTCGAGCGCAGCCTTCCGCAGTGCCGCATAAGCCTTCATCTGCCGCTTGGTCTGTGCCATACTACCAACTCCTACGTTGAAAAGAAAAACCGGGCACAATGCACAAAGCCCGGATCCTGACATTAAGTGTTGTGATACGTAGATGCATTGTTTAACCCTAGGGTTTCTTTGAATTCCGGGGCATGCCCTTCTCAGTAGACATGCCATACAGTTGCCAGACAATCTAGCCTTACGGCACATGCCGGGCTAAGGGCGCGGTTGGACTCGAACCAACATCTCCGTTTGACACCGGTTTGCAGACCTATCAAACGGCGTCGTTCCTGCTAGACTACACGCCCAATGCCCGGCCCCACTCCCTGCCGGTTCAGCGAGACCGGGCTTGCCGGGCAACACATCAGGTCCTATAAGGTGCTACCCGGCCTGTCCGTTATCTGTCCATCGGTGCTGCTCTACCTTTCTATGCTATATTGTCTTGCGGTGGCCTAGTCCGCAATTTAAGACCACATAGGAAGCGTGACATGGTTTGGTAGGCCGTTGCCAGGCACCACCTCCATTCTACTTTTTGATCGCCGGGCTTAGTTACGGATTGCGAATGTGATTGACCTGTGAGGGGGTGATACCCTTCTTCCTCTGCCAGACCGCCCTAGCGGTCTGATCCATATCTGCGAAATACCCCGACTTGATGTAGGCAATGTCTTCTTCGGCAATCCCAGTCAGATCAACATCCCCGTTCCCCCCGCCGGACTCCTGAACGATTTCAGGCGTCGGTTCTGGCTGCGGTTCGGATGCCTCGGCAACCTCAGGCTCGGTAGCCTCAGGGGTTGCCTCCGTAGCACTGGCATTGCTGCCAGACCGATAGACACCACGCTTGACGATAGCGACATCACCCGCCTTGCGCAACTGATACAACAGAGGCTGGATGCCCATGATGGGCACGCCACGCTCCAAAGCCGCCTGACCGAAGGCCTCGCCGTTCCATTCCGAATCCCCTTGCTCGTCAACCCAAATCCGCATCTTGCCCAAGTTGCTGTCTTCACGCCGTTTTCTCTGACCCACAGTGAACTCCTTATTGCATTCTGGGCACGTCACGACCGGGGCAAATTCGAACTCGCAGTGAACACACTTCAACGCCTTACTCATAACACTACCTCCAAGGGATCAAAAGGTTCCAGAACCGCAAACCTGATACTATCAAACCTCGTCTGCCAGCAAGCCCGTTTCGGCATACCGTAGGGCATACTTGAGACTTGCTTCGTGCTGCTGATATATGCCGACGGCATCCGTCCTGTTCTGCCAATCCGCCTTGTACCCGTCTCGCCTCGCCTTGTCAATCAAGCTGCGTAGATAGGTCTCCAACCGGTCCAGTCGTTCTGCCACGTCAGGCATTGCTCGCCTCCTGGCAATATGCATCAATTGCCGTGCATTCAATAGCCGTCGGGATTCGATGCACGTACCGCCCGTTGATATACCGTACGGCTCGATACGGCGGATTGCCGGCATATGCCCTGACACCCTCAGTAACATATACCACCGCCTTGCCATCACCATCCCGCCCGCCCTCTCGTACTATCTGGCGTTCCCGTGCAGTCAGAAACGAAACCCATTTAAATGGGTCGCTACCCGCACCATGGGCAGTGCCACTACTTCTAATTACTAACATCGTCGTCTCCCTCCGAAAAAATCGCCCCTGACGCAATCGGATGCATCGGTATGGCAAAGCATGCCTCCGCCAATCCGATTGCGCCAGGCTGCCTGTCCGCGCGTCAGGCGTGACGTTCGGCCGCAATCATAAGACCTCTCCGCTCGGCTTCTGCCAGGATCTCGCTATCCGTGAAACCCTCAAAACCAGTCGGTTTCGGCTTCCCCTGATTCTCTCGCCACATCGTATATGCAGTAGCTTTGGCAACTATACAACCCAACGACCCGTCCTGTTGTAATTGATAATACTCCGGAGCGCTATTGCGCGGCTTCCGGAAATCCTTTTGCCCCCGGGCGATGATATCGCCTGGCTCACCTTCAACCACCAGGATTCCCCCCTCCCCTTGTGCACCAATCCACTCCCCAAAAGTGAATTTCCCTTTTGAATCTTCGGAAAAGTCAACCACTGCAATCCAGGGCTTCCCATAGCGGCGGCGATTATACGATTCCGTTTCTAGCTCCACTAGCATTGTTCGTCTCCAATATTGTTATCGAGGGGCTGCCTCGTCAGGCCTGGGAGTCCATCCACAGGCGACGCCCCGTTAGGGGCGTTTCGGCTTTCTACTTGTCTGCCGTGCGGTCAACTGCCTGTCGTTCCCAGCGTGCCTCTGCCTGGTCATCGTCATCATACCCCATAACCTTGTCTTCATATTCCCGAAACACAAGCGGGTTGCCAATCACCAGGTCTGGGTCTCTGTAATCCAACGACATCTGCCACTCCATAAACCTGTTCATCTGTTCATCTCCTAAGTCGGCAATGCCCTAGCGTGAAAGGTCCCGTCCATCCATACCGTGACTTCAAACCTTGTGCGCTGATATCCCGGTGCTTGTGCAAACATCTCCGCCCGACGATAGCGCTCCGTCTTGTTATAATTCCATAGGTAACGCCCGTCAAGCCATCTTGCCCCGTTGATTACTACCGCCTTACCGTGCCGTTCCCGTATAGCTTTCGCAAGGTCTTTCCGCAATGTCACAAGCTTTGTTGTCCACTGTCCCATGTATCGTCTCCATGTGGGGCTCCCGTAGGAGCCCCTGTTACGATTATCCCCAATCAACAGGACTTTCCGCCTTCTCAGCCACACGGCAAATCGATAGCAGCATAATGAGATAGTTGCTCGCCCTAGCAACGTCCACGCCACGCTCAACCCAATGAACCTGTCCCGTACCAGGTCCGCCGGACTCGTGTCCAGCGCGGAGCAGTAGCTCCATGTCAGTGTTCTTGACCGCACGGCTTAGACAACGCCCGTCCATGCTGCCCACCCACTCGACCTCGAAGCCGAGGGCTGACCAGATCATGCTGAAGTTGCGATTTGCAACGTTCAGCTCGGGGCCGTCTTTCAAACCCCTGACAGCAATGGTTACGCTCATACATCGTCTCCTACAATCAATATGCCTGCAAGATACCCAATGCGTCCTGCAACCGACTAACAACGTCCTGCGTTTGTACCGTGGTGTCAACGAAGAATTTCTCGTCCCTAAGATACACCACCAAATCCAAAAGCGATTGTCTCGCCTGTGCCTTTTCCAGCTTCAAATCCTCAATCTCTCGCTTAAGCCTTGCCGCATATTGTCTCGCCTGTGCCTTTTCCAGCTTCAAATCCTCAATCTCTCGCTTAAGCCTTGCCGCATAATGTTCCGCCATGTCTCGTCTCCGCTAAACGCTGGGATATCAACGCAGCTTCCGTCCAAACGGCACGGCAGAGGTTTCCGCCTACCATGCCGAGAAGTTGTTTCGTCAATGTCTACCTGTCCCGTTGCGAGTTTTGCTCATGCTTTACGCCGGTAACTTCAGGCGGCCTTTCCTACGGCAAGGCTAACGTCGATAGCGTCAACCTCTGGCCTTGTACCTCGTCGTCTTATGTGGCTGGCAGGTCGGTTCTGCCGTTACACTTTAGCTTGCCATCTGCGATGCGGTTTAATTGTCAAAGTTCATCGTTGCCTTTCACCGTTTGTATATGCAAGCCTTGTGCCGTTGCGTGCCGATATTCCGATACGTTTCCGTAAGCCCGCAACGGGCATGATGTTACGGCAACGGAAATATTCTGGCAGTTTTTTCGGCCGGCTGTGGACGCCCCGCCATTGTTGCGAAAAAACCCCAACGGTCAGTCCCATTCTGGCCGAGATTTGCCGTAAGCCCTTGCCACCGTTGCACTTGCGGACTTGTCGTTTTTTTTCAACGCGTGTTGTGTAAATCGCACAACCGGCGCAGCCCGTCGAACCACGACAAAATATCCGCAAAAGCTTTCAGATTGCAATACTTTTCAACGTGCCGAAGACGCGCTTTTTGCCGTAACCTCCACCCGTTGCGAAGCTTACGTCAATCGTTCACTTTGCAACGCGTGCTTCCACTTTGCAAACGTTACGAGGTAACGTACTATTTTGCCCACTTTTTGGCACATTTCGCCTGCCACGGCACACAACTTGCGTTCTTCTCTTGCTTCCTACGATAGGCCGATAGACGCACGGACAGGCCGTCTAAGGCGTGTCGGCTGCCTGTCTACCCGTATGCCCTGCGAGGTCGGCCATGTCCGTCCAGTGCGTCAACATCGCCGTTGCAACGGCTGTCGTGGCCTCGGCAGCGTGCGTCCTACCGTGGATCCGCAGGCTATGCCTCGCCTTGATCAACGCCAACCGGATCGTCTTCCAGTCTTCCCCTACTAGCTCATCCATGGCCCTTTCCATGGCCCTATCGTGCGCAGCCCTGTATGAGCCCTTCTTATCTACCCAATGTGGCATAAGACCCTGTCCTATATAGCTAATCAAAATGGTGTAAATGTATATTCCATTCCGTACCGTATAGCTGTCAATCCTGTCGTGGCGTTTTCTTGGCCCTCGTTATCGCCCATAGGTGAGTCTGCATCAAACCAATTCTCATGAGTCGCCCTTACGTACCTATACCAATCTGTTATAGTTTCTACGTGACTAAAAGAACCTGCCCCATCAGCGTCCGTTGTACACATAGAAGTCATGGCCTTTGGATCACCCGCGGCAGGTACAGGCTCAACATTAGCCCCTTCAATATGGAAAGCAAAATCACCGCCGGCACCACTAACAATCCGCGTTCCCTCCAACCTAATCTTTAGCGTATCAGGGCTTCCAATACTTACGTTCCCAAAATCCCGAACCTGTGCCTCGTCGTATACATAAGCCCGGCCCGACAACTCTACTTGATTGATGCCACAAATGGAGGTTGTATATGTCAACCCTGCCCCGGCACCGTGCGCGTCATCCCAAACGGTTTCATAACTTACAGGCGTTGCTCGACTAGCATAGTACCGTAAACCTCTGCCGTTAGTCCACCCTGTGCCTGAAGCATGCCATACCCATGTCAACTCATCGAGTATGGTTTTCATATCAAGTAAGTCATGGGTCAAATGCGGGATATGAGGCATATCGGTATTACGCCAATCGTTAGTAGACCATGCATCATTACATAGTCCGGCAAACGTCAACGTGTCTAGTGTCGTGCCATTGCAAAAGTACGGGCATAGAGCCTCGGCCGCATCCCTATATTGTTTCCAATCACGCCAACCTCGCGCAGCCGTAGGCGTGCCGGGATCCGCACTTGCTGTTAATGTATTCCATGATACCGTAGATGTTAGGCAATCATTGACCTGATCGATACGGTCATCAAGGGCATTGTATACATCAACGAGCCATTGGACTTCAGGCGTTACGGCTGTTGGTGTATTAGTCCATCCCATACTATACTGTCCTAATCGGACGCCATCCGACTATATACCAGTCATCGCCATCATAATGAACCATTACATACTTGTTTGTTGCATCAGTACCATTGCCCTCAAATAGGTTCACACCTTGCATCATATACGCCTGAATACCCGCGTGGCTTTCCCCGTTTTGGTCCTGTACTGTATATGTCCCGTCGTTGTTATCTACCGTAATTTCCCCAAACAACGAACCCCCGGTACTGCCGGCTGGAGACGGGTCCGAAGGTTCAGGCGGATTATCTAGAATTGGAGGCGTGCCCTGGTCATACTCGTAAAAGTGTTTGTCCGGCGGATCCGTATATATAGCAGAGGGCGGATCGTATGTCTGAAACCAGTCATCCGGCGGCACTGCGATCTCGTAATCAATGCGGTTGTCCCGAAGATTATACGATATGGACCTAACCCACCCAATTGCATTGATCCCGGTACCTGTTAAACTCAATCCTACGAAGTCACCAACCTCAAGTATCAGGGTTTCAAAGTGCGCAGGGACACGTAGGATGTCAAGCGGGTATCGGTACCTAAAGAGCAAGTCGTAACAGAGTCGCTTGACCGGACCCCTATTAGGGTATGCCCAAACATTGGCGTGCAATTGATGCAGCCCGTAATCTGTTATGGGGTCCCCGGTTTCTCTGAGCCTTTCCTGTACAATATCGTCTTCGTTTTCCCGCTTGACCTCGGGCCTATAGTCCGCCAGGATTTCAGTAGCAATACCAGTTGAATCACTCCCCTGTAATGCCCTCTGAATTTCAAATGTGTTTGCGTCTGTCAGCGTATCTGATACTGAATGCGTATAGTCAAAGTCATTGTCTAGTGTCACAAGCCGGAGACCTAGGCTCCAATCAATCGCGAGAAAGGATTGAAAGGCTATGTCAGAAAGTGCAGATGCAAGAGGCTTCTCTTTAGTGATAGCAAACGCAACCTTCCAATTTGTTCGTGCTGTCTCTGCCGTTGACAATGCTGCGGAATCAATATCCGCACTTGCAATACCTTGGGCCTGTGCCAGGTGGTCTATAACCTCCGCGGGGTTTGTAATCAAATTGCCGTAAGCATCTTCAGGCCCTTTCAAATCAACAAAGACTTGGTCGGTTTGTTCCCCTTCAATTTGCGGGAGCAATCCAGGTGGCATTTGAAACGTTACAGTAGCAACATTGCCTCCGAACTCGCTAGTAAACTGATTGTCACTTATCGAACTTTGGTACAAGCCCTCCGGCAAACAGTAGTATTGTTCTTCGGCAGACCCTCCGGCAAGGCCTATATAGACACGCTCAATAGATTGCACAGCAGCCGAATTGACAACAAAGATATACGCCCCGTCTGGACTTGCCCTGCGGACTATTTCACCCCGCTCATGGTCCTGTACGCTCGTTGTAATGGTTCCACTGAAACTAGTACTCGTATCCCCAGGATGATATACGTACATCCCATAGAGCAGCTGAGTCCTGAATGTCGGCACAGTTTCTATAATGTCATCTGTGCCGTTTGGACCGCTTGTGCTAAAGGGGTTCTCGAGCGTAATCAATGTGTCGGAGCCACTAGTCTCCCAAGTCCGGATACGCCTGTACTGAAAGTCGCCAAGGAGTGCTCCGTCAGCATCTTTGACCTTCATCTGTAGGCTTTGGCCTACATAACTCCTAGCATTGCCAGTGAATCCCTCAAGCTTGACTGTATAAGGATTGCTCGTATCCTGATACTTGACAGTAACGCCGGCCTGTATTGTAAGGGGACGCCCGCTGATACTGAACTTGTTACCGGAGAAACTGCCCTCCATACGTTCAGCGCCTACCCAAACTTGTATAGTCCCCGCCCCAAACGGAACATTGTTAGGTACCGTAAAATATACCCCGTCGTATGCGAGCCTAGAAGACAACTCGCTAACAGGCCCACCGCCCTTGACAAATACAGCAGGGACTTTCTGCACGTAGCCATAGCACGTCGGGATGATAGACCCGGAAGCAGCGTCGCTACAATAGGCAAAGTCATCCTTAGAGACTAGTTCACCGACAGGCCCCTTGTTTGCACTGCCCCAATCGTG